TCGACCTCGACCCCGACCTCGACTCCGACACCGACCCCGACCCCGACCTATATAATACGTTTATGTTACCGATTATAGCTAACATACTATTTAACATTTGTTGGCAATTTGTGTTTCCAAGGGAAGAAATCCACTACTGTATCAAGGTTAATAAACATATTACCAACTGGTTCAATCTCTGCATTATCTGTCCAGTTTCCTTTTAGGGCTTCATTAAATCTTCCACTATCAGCAATCCATGAGGCGTTTTTTAGATAGGCGAATTTACCCACTATTTTTACTACCTCTCCTAATGAATGATAAGTTACTGTGCGAAAGAAATACTTACCTCCCACCAAATCCTCGTATGAGTTAATTTCTTTGTATTCGCTTACACCTAACTGGTCTTTAAGTCTCTCTAACGTCTCCTCGGATATTTCTATTGTTGGCATATTATTACTTAGTGCCTTTCGGCTTAGTTATTTATTTCGTGGCGACAAAAGATTTTATGTTCTTTAAGCGTCTGGGAGAAAGAAAGGCCTTCTCTCCACTCCACGCACCACATGGGTTATTTATAATTTTATTCCAAACTCTTTTTCAGTTAACTTCACCGCTAGTTGGCGTGAAATACCTTTCCTTAATTTTATCGCCAGCGACCTTCGCGCTCTCTCGTTTGTAGTCAAGCCAATCCTTAATGATGTCTTCTCGCATGAAGTCGTCAATGAACTCACTGGCTGAATATTCAGTGCCCCTAAAAAATCTTTGAAATTTTTGCCATTTCGTCTTATTGACATAAATGTTTATCCTCCCACCGAACTTATATTTTCTCATACAATCAAGTCTGTGATGTCTATTCCTTTTGCCCTTTCTTCGTCTGTTATTTCACAGTCATCTAAGTCGCCAGAGATACCACTCACGTTGCCACGGATACCACTCACGTTGCCAGAGATATCACCCACGTCGCCAGAGATACCACTCACGTTGCCACGGATACCACTCACGTTGCCACGGATACCACTCACGTTGCCAGAGATACCACTCACGTTGCCACGGATACCACTCACGTTGCCATAGATACCACTCACGTTGCCACGGATACCACTCACGTCGCCAGAGATATCACTCACGTTGCCACGGATACCACTCACGTCGCCAGAGATTTCGTCGTGTACTCCCTCAATCCTTACTCCGTCCTTGTAGTAATAGACATAGGATTCTTTCTTTTGTAATACTTTTTTCATATAGATATTTTATATTAAGATAATAGTATAGTGTGTATATTATAGCAATAGATGTTGTGGATAATTATTGCGTCATATTCCAGCCCTGTTTATTATAAAACTTTTGTCTTAGTTTCCCCTGATGTTTTAATATGGGATTACCAGTGTCCCAAATATCTATAATCTTTGGGTCTTTCTTACCTTCAAATATGCGCAAGACTCGCCCAACAGATTGTTCCTGTAAAACATCACTCTTTAGATCTCCTGCTATAATAAGTGTATCTAAAAGCGGGATGTCAACACCCACAGAAAGGAGCGACATTGTGCCAAGAATACAAGAAAAATTAACAATGCCAGAGCGCAACTCACTGATAACAATGTCATTCTTCTTCTTAGAATCCGAGCTTCGCAAGATAAATTTTCCATCATTATTAATAAATCCATATAAGATCTCTGCGTGGTTGATCCTCTTCGTGAGCACGAGCACTCTGCGCCCCTCAGATATCTCTTCCTCCACCCGTCTGGCAATGAGCTTGTTTCTTTCTTCATATATAGACTGTTCGTCAATTATATTATGATATTCATCCATCGGTATGTGACCATCAAATTTCAATATCTCTACACTCGGTTCCTTTCTTTCTATATTTCTTTGTATAATTGTATCTCCAAAAATAAACCTTATTGCGTCTCCTTGTCCGTCACTTCTTCTGTCTGTAGCTGTAAATCCAAATCTATAATGAGCAGTGAAAAAATTGATGACTCCTCTGGATTTCTTCGGGACAAATAAGTGACATTCGTCAACGATAATACACCCGAACTTATCACATTCAACCCCAGACTTAGATATCCAATTTGCCAGGCTTTGTTTAGTAGCCAAAGTAACATTCTTGACGGAACATTCTCCCCCATTAATGATACCTGGATTCTCCTTGAAGTATTTGACATAGTCATCTTTAAATTGTTTTAATATACTGATCCTAGGAACTATTATTAATGTTTTCTGTTGCAAAATTTCCGCTAATCTTAGGGCAATTATCGTCTTTCCAAATCCAGTAGACAAGACGACAACACCTTGATCACTCCTTGAAATCTCCTCAGGGATACCAGATTGGTACTCACGCAATTTAATACTAGATTTTGGTATATCTATTTTCCGTGTAACTCTATTATCAGAAATGTTGAATGGTATATTCTTATCACGTAGGAATTTTAACAATCTATGAATCTTGCCTCTGTCTATAGTAATATCTCCAGTAGTTTTATCCTCTTTAAAATATTCTATAAACTCGCTTATAGCATACTTGGCTCTTGGGTTTGCTCTTATAGCCTGATAGTAAGTAGGGTTCTTTAATCTCAAGCCAGACTTTATAAAATTCTTATGCTCAGCACTAAGTCCTGTAATAGTTATGTCGCCTTTTATAAAGACATTAACCATATTATTATTGTGCATCTTTCATCAATATCTTTTTAGACATCCATGACACAGACTGGTCTGCAAAAAGTTTGCGACTTATACCAAACAAAGCTGTTCTTATCTCAGTCATCGCCTCTGTATATAAACTATTATCTACCTCAAACAGATCAACCCTTGACAGACCAAACTCTAAATAGCTCGCCGCTATAAACCCAAACTTTATTTCCTCAAGTGGGCAGTCTTTATGTTTAGACCACAAATATCTATACAATGCCGCTTGTCTCAAATACCCCATCTCATGACAATGGCGTAGCCAAGTCTTCGCTGTCTGTGTTTTAATTGGTTGAGTGAATTTAAGGTCTTGTATAAACCATTTAAGATCTACTCTATCAACTCTATCTGGCAATCCACAAACAAGATGGCCGTCTAGCTCACCCTCAATAGGTTCCTGAAAATATGCCCTATCTAAACGTCTTTTCCAAAATTGCTGCTTTTCAATAAACTGTGCTGTTTGTAACGCTTGATCCCAATAAAACGGAGACACCACGATATCTGGAGACAGCTTACTTTGTTCATCTACAATCTGGGTCTCCTTATCATATTGCTCTGGATTTTGCTTTTTAGTGCATGTCCTTTCAAATTTGCGAACATAAGGAAAACTCTCAGGAGTTGTGAGCATGCCGTCAAGAACCAGCCCGCGCTTCATCGGGTCTGTAACCCTTCGCGGTATCACCCTGTCTATATACTTCTTTTTAAAAAATGCTGGCGACTTTATATAATCATTGATCATTGAGTTGCTAATATGTGGCCGCTCTGGCGAGTAATAGTTTTCCAACGTCAATTTAAATTTACTTTTGGCTGGCATATATTTTTTAATCTTTTATATATTTTCTATATTCACTCTCGCTAACTACCTCGTGACCCCCTAATAAAGAAAGGATGAGGCGCACAGTCTCATCCGATTTCTTCTTGTCAATACTTCTATACTTATCTTTGGCGCGCAAAAGTATAAAACGCTTGTGTATTGGATTGTTTATATCTATTTCTATCATCCTCAACTGCCACCAAGATAACGGAAATAGCTATCATTATAGTAGAGTAACCATATTGAAAGCCCTCACGATATCTTGTTTTAAAGGTGGCATTTGAGGATGGGGGATAGCACTATCCCCTTCCTCAACCTCCTAAAATATCTCACTCTCTGGAACCCCATTGTCATCGAGTAGATCCATCTTAGGCGAAAATTTCTCAACTACATCCATATACTTCTTTGTCTTATCCGCATATGCTTTTTGAATCTTAGCACCCTGTCTACCTTTGGCCTTAGGTTCTAACTGTTCTGTATATTTAAACCCTAGCATGAAGCCAATGTCTAGCGTATCAGCACCAGCAGTGATGGCTACCTTCCTACCATCTGTATCGTCTATCAACATCTTCCCGTAGACATCAATCAACTCACCCGCCTTCATCTTTTGCTTCTCGCCACCCTTGACAGCAGTAAACTTCTCATTGTCCTCATCAATAACACATATAGTATAGATGCGCTGGAAGGTACCCTCCTTACCTTCGTTCTGATTCTCTACTGTAGATCTTCGCACTAGCACACCGCGAACTGTGTCGCCAACGTTCTCAAGTTTCCAATAAGGATTTCTTGCAACAACTATCTCGTTTGCTTCGGAAAAAAAGTCTTCGGACATATTTTTTTTATTAATTAATTATTTAATAATTTTTTATCTATTTCTCTATCGTACAGCTCAACACTATCTCCATTGGGTCTAAACGGATCACACGAATCGGAATAATCTATGTCATAATACTCCTCATCGATATAATCGTCGTCATTCATCTGCTCCATGCTCATACCATGATATTAAATCTATTTTAGTCTTATCAGAAATGTGCAACAGAGTCTTTAACTTGAACTCGCCGACGGATTTATTATCAGAAATGTTGGCTAGCTTATGAATAGTTGCGTACGATAGACCAGCAATTTTGGCTATACGATATAGCGAACAGTCGTGCTTCAACATGTACTCTACTATTGGATTCATCTTCATATATTTGAACATTTTTTACAGTAATGATATTCCTTCCCATCCTCGTTATATGTAAACTCCCAGTTACAATTATCAGCTAGTGCCTCTAGTGTCATCTCTTCCTCATATCCGCAACTATCACATATAACGGATATTATACCCAATATATATTCGTCCTCTTTGTGTATAATCATACTATCATTTAGAAAACATATCGTCAAGAATATCTTTTATCTGCCTGTGGATATCATAGTCTAATGATATCGAATCTAAATATTCCTTAGAATATCCCAACCTATCCTGCATAATATTATACAAGTTTAAATACCAGTTATATTCATCTGTCCACCCACAAAAGAAGGATCTAAGAATCTTATATTGCATATAGTAGTACTTACGCCATACCCTACCAGCTGGGGTCAGGCGATAATATATATCACGGCCACCAGTTTCATTTGGTTTTGAATTCTTATCAGCCCTTACCAAAAGCTTACACAAATATGGCGCCCTCATTGCAGCGTCTGCATATCTTTTCTCGTCTATAAACATCATCTCTTTTTCTACATCGTCTTTAATCATACTTTTGATAAATATTCGCAAGCCTCCAGAAAGGACATATTATTAACCTTCATCACGAAATTTATATTGTCTCCATGAGCCTGACACCCGAAACAATGATATGTGTTTGAATCGTGATATATAACAAATGATGGTTTCTTCTCAACATGAAATGGACAACACGCAGTTGATCTTTCTTTTGACGTTTTACGAATCTTATCAAAAGCATAGAAGTCCTCTATTGGTATCAATTTTAACTCCTCAACATTATACTTGGATTTATGATTGAATATCTCGTCCATATGAGTATGTGTCCTTAATAATCTCTTATATTTTTTTATCTTTTTATCCGTCTCGTCCAACATCCTCACATTCATATCCATAAATATCTCACACGTCTCGCCACCTATTGCCTTTAGCCTCTCTATGAACTTCACCAGATCCTCACGCGATTCCTCTAAACTCTTTATAGATTCCAACAACATATCACCAACCCCATCGTCATATATAAGTGACTTCTCCAACTCCCCCTGCTCACTAGATAGGTGTTCCCTGCGTGCCATATATATCTTTAACTAATATTGCATTCTTAAACTTCTTATTCCCCTTTACTACTGTCTTTATCATTTCATCTTGCTCTGACAGCGCCCTGTGGAACACATTACTCGCCATCGCCTGCTTCCCATTCTCCTCACACCACCCCCTGTACAACCGATATATCTCATCAGATGGATAATACTTGTCCACGTCAAGGTCTGGATCTACCTTGAAATACTCATAGAAGAACATAACAGCAGACGAGGACTCTTGAATGAACTCTTTATTGGCGTTGACTATTGTGGCTGGCAGATCAAACTCCTCGTTATTCTCATAGAAGCGCTTGGCACCCTCAAGCATTGCCTTGCGGATTATCCCAGGCAATTCAAACTCTAGTTTATTTAATAGGTTCTTGTCTTGTTTCTCTTTCTCTATAGGCGTGCCGAAGTATATGAAGTTGATCCTTCTTTGCGTACCATCATCAATGGATTTAAATTTAGGTAATTGATTGGACGCAAATATCATCTTTGTCTGAGGATACATGTTAAATGGATTGCCAAATTTACGCTGTGCCTCTGTCTTTCTGTGAGACGATATAGCTTTTAGCTTGCCACCATCTATATATTTTGACTCGTCCTCGTCTTTAATGTTTACCCTCTTACCTGCCAACTCGGCTATTATATATTTGTCTTCTGTTAAGGATTGCAGGGAATATGAGGACACGAACTGGTCTCCTACAAGCATTGATAAGAGGTCTAAGAATACTGACTTACCTGTCCTCGCCCTGCCATGCAAAAAGAAAATGTGTGGCTCTTGTGATGGCGAGAGGTAATAGCCAATCATCTCTTCTAAGAACTTATTCATTGATTGCGTATCTTCTGGGAATGAAGAGTTTATATAGTAATCAAACACTGGTGTCTGACATGAATATATCTCTTGGGTTGTAAACGGATAGTAATGGAATGCATAATGCTCTTTAATTGTTGGAACAAATGACATGGTGTCCCAACAAAAAGACATGTCTTTAAAGGCTGTATAGTGAGACTGATGCAATGACGAAAATCTTTTAGGAAAGAAATTTACAATGGCGGTTTTTAGATTTTGAACTAGGGTAAATGTTATGTTAATTGAATCTTTAAATTCAGAAAGCAAAAAATTATACAGAATTCTTGCAAATTCCCCAGTCTTTTGATCTCTCTCATCAACAATGCGCCAATACTCGCCTGTCCAAAAATAAAAACAACTCTCATTCTCATGGAATAGAAGGTCGTCTTTTGGTACAAGTAGGTTAGGAAAATTATTTATCCTTATAGGATAATTAATAAAAGAAAGTGCTAGTTCTTGGATTGTAGGTTGTTTGTTTTTAGATCCCATAGACAAGCAGAAGTACGGGAGCTTGGTGCTTGAAAGTATAATGGCTGGGTTTTGGATAAGCAATACTGCCTGTGGATAGGTTAAAAAGTGGTCAAAAATATATCATTAGAAATGTATATAAAAAATAGGGTATGCACGAAAGGCTGTTGGCTGTCAAGTGGGTAAAATACGGATGTCATTTGAATGATATAAGGTTATCCGTAAGATGATATACGAAATGAGAGAAAAAAGTATGATATTTTACGACACAAGGGCAAAAAAATGGCTAAGATTAGCCACATTACGGATGTCGTTTGCGCGATATAGTGATGTTTTTTGGCTAATATTAGCGAAATCTTGGTAGAAAAAAATGGGGTATGAGTGCATTATTTGGCTAAGATTAGCCAAATTACGGATGTCATTTGCGCGATATACACATATTTCTTGGCTAATATTAGCGAAAAAATGACGTTTGAAGTATATCATCTTACGGATATCCGTATTTTGAAAAAGGGCATCCGTAAGACTCTTTTTGGCTAAAATTAGCCAAAAAAATATATCATCTTACGGATAATACGGATAAACATAACCCTATAGGAGAAAAAAATATATATATAGTGTATTATATGGCTAATATTAGCTAAAAAAATGACTTTTTTAGACTTTTTTTCTATGAAGAATTTTGCTTTTTTTTAGCCTCATCCGTAATATGGCTAATATTAGCGAAATTATTTTTAAAAAAACTAGCGATTTTTAGAGTTATACACATTCGTTTTTTACCCCCAGTTTTCGTCTGTTGAATGAAAAAGGGGGAGCGCTAAAAAATGGTCTTTAAAGCGAGATTTGGTTTTATGATTGGTTGGCCTTGAGGCGGTGGAGTGGTCAGGCTTTAGGTCTCACGAAAGGTATGAGTGTAGAAAGGGGCGTGGTTATGTGATAGAATTTTTTATGTATGAGGGAGGATCAATTGCAAGGCAGGTTTACAAAGTGGTTGCTATATGAGGGAGGGGCAAGCTTTAGAAATGGCGGAGGGTTGGCGTTAGTGCACAAGATAAGTGACAGCGCATTAGGGTTTAAGCCTTTTGATTGTTTTGTTTTGGGCGTTAAGGATGGCAGTTTTTTAGGTGGGCTTGGTTTTGTAGCGTGCGCGTTTGAGTTGAAGATGGCAGACAAGCGAGGGCGTGTGCCATATAGTGTGCTCAAGGAGCATCAAGTTAGATCACTTGAGAAGGCAAAGGGCAGGGGGTGCGGTGCGTTTTTCGTGTTCGGGTTTGAGGGCTATACAGATAAGAATTCAAAAGTATGTTTAAATTGTGCTGGTGGCACAGGTGATGGCGCAAGGTGTGAAAATGGCGCAGGTAGTATAGGTGAGCGTAAGAATGGCACAGTAGGCAGGGGCAGTATTGGTGAGCGTAAGAATGGCACAGGATTGCACGTGTGGATCGTAGACGTGGAGAATATCAAGGAGTTAATAGGAAGCAAGCGCAGGGGGAGCGTGGGCGGTGAAGAATGCGAGCGGATGGGGGGTGTTAGGGTTAGGATATAGAGAGAATAAAAAAAACTGCCAGCGGGTGTGCTGGCGGTTTTAAATTATTGAGCGATTAGGAGTATTAGGGCTGTAAGGTATAGGGTTACAAAGAAGATATCCTGTAGCATTTTTCTATTTCTTTTTTGATCCTTCTTTTCTTGTATAGTTCTGTATGATTGAGAATATAGGCGTGGCATAAATGGGGGTTAGTTATTCTCTGGCTCGTCGTCGTGCCATTTAAGGCCTAGAAGATCATAGAGTTTATCCCAGACGCCATCATAGAAGTCCCAGCCAGCGCCATGTACGCCTATGATAGTCTCGCCGTCTAGTTTATAGATATATACAGGTGTCCCAGGGATACAGAGCTCGCCTTCCATTTCTTCATCGTAGTCGTTGCAAGCGTCGCAAAAATTGTTGTAGTCTTCATGCACTTCACAAGGTTCTACATAATGGGCGAGGTCAAGAAGAGTTTCGGCGTCGTGAGGTTCATCCAAAATCCACATCGTCCCCCACATTGGCAAGCGCGGAGACTGGCCTTCAAGTTCAAAAAGTTTTTGTACCCAGTTTTGAGGAATGGCGCTTAGTTGAGATACCCAACTATGGATTGCTTGTTCTTTTGTCATAAATAGGTGGTTAGAAAAGATTATTATCTTATTTTGGATCTATATTTTCAATGTCTGCATCTTCTATTTTTTTTATAGTAGCCCACACGTCAAAAAGAGCCCTTTTGTTGTCTATAGTTGTTTTGGCGCGGTACATATAGCCCACAGGCTTCGCGGAGCCATCTTTTAAATCTATATATATATTTCCTCGTGGCTTGCCTTTATATAATAATTCCATCCCATCGTTTTCGAGGATAGCTTGCGCGATTGCCTCGTGGATAGTCTGGTTGTCTTTTTTGTTGATAAACCTATTTTTGATGTAGCTGTCAGAATAGAATTTCCTTGTGTCGTCTGTATAATCAATATTAAGTAGGAAGTGCATATAGTAGAATTATTCTGTTATTTTTATTACTTCTTCAATGCAATAATTTTCTGAAAGGTCGCAATCGTCGTCAGGATCAAAGTCGCCTTCTAGGAATTTTTCTTCTGCGTCTTCTTCATTGTCGGCCAGTATACGTACGCGCCCGACGCCATCAAAAAAGTATTTGATGAGATATAGGCTTTGTTTGTCTTGCATATGGTGTTTGGTTAGTGTGTCCAATTTTTAGAATAGTTATATTTGTTGTTGTCTATATGTTCATAGATTGCTGGCAAGCTTGGTATATAAGTGTTTGGTATTATAATGAAAGATCTTGAGAAGTCGGCGAAGTGTGCAGAAGTTTTTGTTTCTGTTAGGATATGCGTATTTTCGTAGGTGTGAAGTGTAAAAATCCTATAGAAGTTTTGCCCGCCCTTCATTTCATTATCATGGCCTATGGTTATAGAGAGAGTTTTATTGAGTTTGAGGAGTTCAAAGGCCATGGCAAGATATATATACTTTTCGCCTTTGATTTGTTTTCCTTTTGTCATATATTTTTTTAGTTAGTCTTTAGAACATTGACAGTGCGAGGGAAGCCATTGGATCATTGGCAAGCCACAGTCTGCGCATTTGTTTGCAATGATTATATCTGCAAGGCAAGCAGAGCAGAGCACGTGAGAGTAAAAAGGCGGGGCGTCTTGAAATTCCTCAAGGTCTTGAATTGATCCGCATTCCTCACAAAAAGGCATAGGAGCTGGGCGGAAGTTTGAAAGCATATATATATATTATTAATTGATGTTTGATTATTCTTCTGGCTGGTGGTCTGGACAGTATGGTAGGCCTTCGGGGTAGGTATATGCGCCATTTTCGTCCAGCTCTTCTTTTGTGATGAATGTTCCGCACACGTGACAGGGCAAAACCTTGGCAATATCTGTTACTCGATAATCGTCTTGCCAGTGTTCAGCTTTTGCCATTAGGTATTCTCTTGGCATGTTGTCAATAATGGCCTCAGCGGTTGGCTCATCTTCTGCGTTGACAATAATAGAGAGCTCGCCAGAGTATTGCACAATCATTTTAAAGTTTGACATAGTGTTTAAAGATTAGTTTTTGCATTCTGTACAGTATTGGCCATCTTCTGCAATGCGAAAGTCATCGGAGGCAAAACCTTCGGCGCCACAATTCAGGCAAGTTAGAAACAGCTCAATTTCTCCTGTTTCGTCGTTTACCATTGCGACGTTAAAGTCATCATCAACTAGGAAAACATTACCACTTGTCGGGTTGAATTCCCAGCGCACATTGTCGCCTAGGATGTCTCTATTAGTTGCATAAGCTTGCAAAAGTTCTGCAAGCAGTTGGAATTCATAGTTGCCCAGTGAAGAAAGGTCGTTTGTGTTTTGCATATAGTTTTTTTGTTAGCGGTTAAGTCCGCCTGCTCATAATGTATCATTCGCGTGATATATAAGTCAAGCGTACAGAATAAAAGGTTGTTGATAACTTGTAAAAATGGCTAAGGTTTGCTATAATAAGAGCGTCGTAAAATATGAAGAGAGTAACATTAGACGCAAGACAACAACTATTCAAGGAGCTTTATCTGTCGCCCAAAAGCCCGACGTTCGGCAATGCGTTCCAGTCCGCTTTAAAAGCAGGATATTCGCGATCAACTGCTGATAGCATTACAACATTTCGTGACGGTTGGGTTGGTGAAGTCATCGGGGATCGTGAACGTTTACGAGGCGCTGAGCGTGTTTTATCGTATTACACAGATAAAAACCCAGAAGAATTTGATGATATCAACGTCAAACGCATACAGCTTGACGCTTCTAAGTTTGTAGCGAAAGGATTGGGGCGTGAGAAGTACAGCGAAAGGGTGGAACACGTAGGAGATATCAATACAACGCTAGATCTCGCAGGCTTATTTGATCAAGTAACAACTAGCACAGCGCGCGTGATAGATGTACAAGATAAGAATGTGGACGATATGCCCGAGTTAGTGTCGCATAGCGAGGAAGAAGACGCATGATAGCTTATGCGCCTTGTGTGTCGCATATACCCCCGAAAACATATACCCCGCTTGTGTTTTTGTATAAGGGTCGTACAATAATCATTTTACGACACTAAAAACATTAGAGAACGCCAAGCACCTACCCCCATCCCCCGCCCCAGTTCCATAGGAGTTTTTTCATAGTAATTGCGTTTTTTCGTGGACGCACTAAGGCACTCCCCCATTCCAAATTATATGTTCCACTTCCGCCCTAAAATAAAAAAGCCCACAGGTCTCCCCATGGGCTTATGGCTGTTCCTCCTTTCTTATATTTTTGCCACCCGCCTACCTTTCAAGCATTCCTCGCATATAGTGTGTAAGTCCTCTTCATTATTGCTATCGTTGTTTACAAAGTCAACATATAACCGCCCATCATCTTTAGTTGCTCCACATAGTATACACTTGAATCCCTCCCTTTCCATTATTTTGAATCTTCTACCTGGGTTTATTCTTACACCCCCTTCAGTTCCTTCTTTCTTTATCTTTCGCATCCTGCCTCGTTTTATTGCCAGGTTGAAAGCTTCCTTAGGGCTTCTTATGACCCCCATGCGCGCTATTGTGCGTTGTATAGACCTTGGATCCATATGTAATTCCGTTTTTCTTTCTATCTCTTCACTTATCTCTATGCTAGACATCTCTCGTTCTAGGTACATATTCTTGAGTATTCCTTCGAAATAGCCGTGGTCTATGAGTCCCATGCGCTTACATATTTCTCTGCGTAAGGTCTTTCCGTCGTATTTGTTTATCATATTTTAGTTAATATTTCCTTATTTAATAAGCTTATTGTATACGACACTTAATAATATGTCAAAGACTTTATCAACAACTAGCGACCAGTTAGATAAGGACACATTCCTTAAGTTGCAGAAATCCCCAATATTCTTTGTAGAATGGATGTGGGGGCTTGTCCCCCAGCAGTTTAAGCCAGGGTATGATATTCTGGCAGAATCTACCCCGCTTAGTGAATGGAGATCTGACTGGTTCTTGCCATTTGTTAAGGGCACAAATATTACCTGGCAGCAGTTGGTGGTGCTTAAGGCTGTAGAGAACGCTATGAACGGGAAGGCCAAACGTAGACTTTCCATCTCATCAGGCCATGGGATTGGCAAGTCTACTGTCATGGCCTGGATGCTTTTGTGGTTCTTGTTTTGCTTTAAGGATTCACAGATCCCTTGTACAGCCCCTACTTCTGACCAGATGTTTGACGTTCTTTGGAAGGAAGTTGCTAGGTGGCATTCTAAGATGCCAGAGAAATGTAAGAAGATGTACGATATATCTAATAACTATGTTCGTATTGTACAGAGGCCTGAAACATGGTTTGCTCGCGCCAAGACTGCGCGTAAGGAGGCTCCTGAGGCGCTAGCTGGTATTCACGGAGATTATGTCATGATGTTAGTTGACGAGGCCTCAGCTGTGCCTGACCAGATCTTCGTGGTTGCAGAAGGCGCGCTTACTAATGAGAATATTTTATTGGTTCTTATTTCTAACCCCACAAGGCTGGAGGGTTATTTTTATGATAGCCACCATAATGATAGTGGTAACTGGCAGACGTTTAGGTTTAATTCGCTTGATTCTCCTATTGTGGATAACTCTTACGTTGATCGCATGAAAGAGAAGCACGGAGAGGATTCTGATGAGTTTAGGGTTCGTGTTATGGGTGAGTTCCCTCGTGAGGATAGAATGGATGATAAGGGTTGGAGCAGGCTTGTTTTTGATGACGAGCTTAATAGTGCGCTGCAGTTTATTGATGAGGAGGCCTACATTGGTACGAGGATGATGGGGCTTGACGTGGCACGCGGCGGAGGGTGCAAGAATGTCTGGGTTTTACGCACAGAGAATTTTGCTAAGGTTATAGCAAAATCTGAGATATCTGATATAATGGATGTTGCGTCACAGACTATATTGCTAGCGAAGGAATACAGGGTGAATGCGATGAATGTTTTTGTGGATGATACAGGTATAGGCGGTGGTGTGGTTGATAGGTTGCATCAGTTGAAGTTTTATTGTAATGGGGTGCAGGGGGCAGGGAGGCCTGATGACATGGATATGTTTGTTAATAAGAGGGCGGAGAATTTCTGGGGACTGAAGGAGTGGATTAGGCTCGGGGGGAAGTTAAATAAATATGATGATTGGAAGGAAGCATTGAGTTTGAAATATAAGGCTGCACAGAGGGGGAAGATTATAATGATGAGTAAGGTAGAGATGGCTAAAAATGGCATACCATCTCCTGATACTTTGGATGCTCTGGCCATGACTTTTTCTAAACCACCATTTTCTGAATTGGAAAATGAGAGGGCGGAGAAAGAGGATAAGGATTCTTTTGATAAATGGGATTTAATATAAAATATGCCAAGAGGAACAAAAAAAATTAAACCTTCTTTTGAGGAGTCAGAGGAAGATATGAAACAGGAGTGTGTTAAGTATAATGACGTTGAGAATGAGTATTATGGGTATCTGACCAAGCGTCTTGATAGTGCGGTAAATCAGCGTATTGAATCATTCGTAGAGCTTGATGATAGTACATATGATGATAAATATGAGACTAATCAGAAGGCGGCAAACTCTTATAATCCGCCAAAAGAGAATGAGGAGGACTCTAGAATAGTAACTGGCACTACACATGAGAAGGAGATGTCTATTCTTTCAGCGTTACTTAATCTTAATTTGCAGGGCGAGATAATGGCATTCGATAAAGGCGATATGCTTATCTCAGAACTCGGTGCGCAGATGGAAGACATGGTTAAGAAGAGTAGGAAGATGGAGGAATATGATTTCAAGAGGCCGCTTATTTATAAGGAGTTCTTGGATCAAGGGACTTGTTTTGTTGAGGAGATTCAGGCTATCAAGTTTGAGGTAGAGAAAGAGGTTACAAATAATTCTGCCAATAATGATCCACTGCAGACAAGGTGGAAGACGAGAGTAAAGAAGATGTTACCACAATGTGAATGTAACTTGATACCAGGCAAGAATGTTTATTTGGGTAATATTAGAGAATTTTTTATAAAGCAACAGCCTTATCTATTTACAATAGACCAGATTCCTTATGATGTTGCTAAATATATTTATGGCGATTGGAGTAGATTTCAATATGTACCAAAGAAACTAAAGACATTCAAGGAGATGTATTCTGATACTGAAGGGGTATCTAATTTCTGGTATACGGGCGAGATTGAGGACAATATGGTGCAGGTTGTCAAGTATCAAGATGCGCCTAATAATGAGTACATGATAATCCTAAATGGAGTGATGATGTTGCCAGTGGGCTATCCCCTGACAGAAGTATCTCCATCTGGTGAATATACCTTGAGCAAGGGGGACGCTGAAGTTATTTCAAGATTCTTTGCGTATTCTAAGTCTATACCTGCAAAGACCAGTGTGGATCAAGGCGTGGTTGATATGATGCTAAGAATGATACTCTTGGCAATGAAGAAGGGTGTCTTGCCACCAATGGCAAACTCTTCTAATCGTATATTATCAAGAAAAGTATTGTGGCCTGGTAAGATTACAAAGGGTATTAAGGCCTCAGACCTTGAAGAGATAGGAACTAATAATGGGCTTTCAACGTCAATGATAACTGCATTTGAGATGTTGACTAATATCTTAAGTGAGAAGAGTGTTAACCCAGTATTTACTGGAGACCAGGTATCTGGTAGCCCAACAGCCACTCAGATTAATACAATGCAACAACAGCAGATGGTTAAACTTGGTCTGACTATTTATGGGCTTATTAATCTTGAAGTGCAGATGATTGAACATCGCGTTCATAATATTTTGCATACATGGACTACACCAATAGATCAAAAGATAGATAAAGTAAAGAATGAATTGGTGGATGTCTTCCGTTCATTCTCACTTGATTCTTCTACAGAGAAAGGCGAGAATGCTTTAAAGATTATTGAGTTTAATGCAGAGAAAGCAGACTCTCTAACGTCAAAAGAGGTAATGGACGAAGAGAATAAGCTGGGTAGAGTTTATAGAAGAAAAGTTAGAAAGGTATATATCAATCCAGAGAAGATGAGAAATTTGGATATTATCTGGAGTGTTAATGTTAATGCTACACAGAAGGATAGCTCGCAACTCGAACGCGTTATGTTCAAACAGGATTTGCAGGACGCAGCTAATCTATTTGGTATGGATTCCGTGAACACAGCATATGCTAAAGAGAGATATGCAATCATGATAGACGAAGATCCTAGAAAGTTTTTTGTACAAGAAGCCCCAGCCAAACCACTTATGAGCGGTTCGGTAGAGCTGGCCAATGCACAGAAGGCAGCTACTGCCAGTGGTTCAGCATCAGGTACGAGTCTAGCCACACGCCAAAATCCAATGCAGGCGTCTGTACAAGCACAAAAAGGAGAATTAGAACAACCAGCCTTAGCCAGATTATTAAATAAATAAATTATGGCAAAAAAAGAGATGGATTGTATATATTCGTCTTTAGATAATATTGATAAAAAGTTGGCCAATATTAGTAAAAAAATAGATGTTAAAGTAAACTTTGATGACATGGCGACGAGTTTACTTCGTAAGGAATTGGGAAGTATAGATGTCTTACCTATAGATTCCATTTTAGACGGGTTGCCAGAACAGAATAAAAATTCTGTTTATGCACTGTCTTCGCAGATTTATAGTTATCCTATATTCATATCTATATTAGATAGAATGATTATGGAGCAAATAAATTTTATGGCACGCCAAGCACTCGATGATAATCAGTGGAAATTTGCGAGAGCCACTGTTAATGGAATATCTCTCGTTAAGGAACAATTTGAAAAATTCGATAGTGAATATAAAGATTTGGTTAAACAGAAAGAGCCAATCAATCCATTAGATTTAATTTAATTTTTAATAATAATCTTTATGATAAAAGAGGATAAAGGTGTCGATGGCGGAGTTGCTGATGATAAGCAACAAAACCCAAACGCCTCTGATCCTGAAGTCAAGAAGGCTGAAGGCACTGAGGTTAAAACAAAGGTCGAGGAGCTACAGTCTCAATTGGATTCTGTGCTCCAGGAACTAGATAAATATAAGAGGAAGGACTATAACTTCAAACAACTGCGCGATATGACAGAAGAGGAGAAGGCGAAGTTGTCTGCTTCTGAGTTGGAATTGCGAGAGAGACAAGAGAGGTTAGAGGCCGAGCAGAAGGAGTTTAAGAATAATATTAATAAGAATTACGTAGAAGATGCGTTGTCATTATTTAGTGATGGAGATAAAGATTTATCTGAAAAGATAATGTTCCATTACGATAGACTTATTGATAAGGGCGAAACAAAGGATCAGATTATAAAGAAAATGAAAGATGCTTTCACTTTAGCAACAGCCCAATCGCATTCTGGGTACTCTCCTGTAGCTCGTGCTGCAGGCTATCAAAGCCCATATATCCAAAGTAATAAGAGCAAAGAACCATTGTCAGATGGTCAAAAAAGTCTTGGTTCTAAGTTGGGTATAAAGGAAGCTGATCTAACTATGAAGAATCCTTTTGATTTAAAATCATAACATATGGTAAAAAATAAAAAAGAAGTAGACGACAGTCAATCCGAAGAATCTTTTGATTCTGTTATAGATTCTCAAGAGGTTAGTGAAGAAACTGTTGTCATGCAGAAATCAGATTTAAAGAAATTCTTTGATGATTTCAGTGCGATGAAAGATAGATTGGAGCGCGTAGAGTTTGCTGCGTCTAAAGCCCAGCTATCTAAGTTTGATGACAAGAATCGTGAGGATCACGGCAAGGTAGTAAATCTAAGATCATACGACGGAAAGATTATTGTTGGGTGGGACATGATTCAAAACCTAGTAGAGAAGAATCCCCTAACTGGTGTATGGGAAGAGCATCAAACAATAAAGCTTATCTTTAGTGATGATACTGATAAGATTGTAGACTATCGTACGTTTGTCAGGCGTTATGATATGGTGCCCGCATTGGTCGAATCTGAAACAAGACACTCAAATGGTGTGCTTGTTATGGATGTAACACGAAAGGATAATGGAGAGAAGTATAAGATAGATGTTAGATTTGTTAATTAATTAATATAATTATGGAAGAAGAAAAAAAATATTTTATTGGTCGTTTCGAGATAGACCATATTGAAGAGTTGACTGACTCAACTTCTAAGGTAGTATTCGTGTCCACTGATAACGAAGATGGATCTAAAACGTTAACTCATGAAGATGCAGTATTACATCCAGATCTATTGGATATCGTAAAATCTGAAACGAAGTTGGAAGATGCCGACGTAACTGACATTGTGCGCCATAAATTAGCAACATATATATTGACCGAGTTGTCAGATTTAGGGCTATCGTTTGAGATGTTGTTCTCGGTTACTGATGGAGCACAGACTCTGGCGAGTAATCTAAGAGAGAAAAAGATTGGTGAGGCATTCGGTTGTGCTTCATCTAGAGACATACCATTGACTAAGTTATTGTAATTATTAATTGTGGGGAGAGAATATTATTAAACTATATTTATGAATATAATGATAGCTCTCCCCCACAATTATTCGCACTTTGAAAAAGATTTTGCATTTAGTTTATTCCAAATGCAACATAAATTTTATGAATGGGTTATAAAAAATAAACGCAATGATAATGTAAGTATTATATCTCAAGGGGGCTTTAGGATTGATGATATGAGAAATGAACTTGTGAGATTTGCGCTTAAACATGATATAACCCATATATTATTTTTAGATACTGATATGGTATTTCCATCAGATACTATAAGTATGCTGATAGAAGACTTTGAAGATAATCCAGAGGTTGATGCTATATCTGGTCTTTATACCTGGAAGAGACCACCATACGCCCCTCATGTTTATAAAGGCATCAATGAAGATACTGGTGCATTTGGCATGATATCTCAATTTCCATTGAATGAGTTATTCCAAATAGATGGTGCTGGTGGCGGATGTCTTATGATAAAGATGGATTTCTTTAAAAAATTTCCTAATGATATTTGGTTCTCATTTGAGGTTGCTGGGGATAAAATAAAGAAGGGCGAAGATCTATATTTCTTTGATAAATTTAGGCCATTAACACTTTGTGACCCTAGATTGAAATGTGTGCATTTGACCCAGAGGGGCTATTCTATAGATGATTATATTGATTCTAATGGGCTAACTAGATGCGAAGGCGGATTTATTGGTACGCCAGAGCAATTTAATAAAATTTCCGAGAAACATGATAAGAATTTTGTATCAGATGGTGCTGTGGATAAGTCTTGAATTTCGCCAAGATTAGGTATATAATAATACTGTTACAACTTATCGCTGGAAAAAACCAGTTGTCAGTCCGAAAGGGCAAAAATCGTTTGTAATGTCGGGGAGTCAACCCCTGTAAAAAAATCGTACAAACACACGTATAGTGTGTTTTATTTAATTAACTTTATTTTCATCCTATGCGATGGGTAAAAGGTAAAACAAAAATCGTGCATGCTCCAAAAACAGCATCAGTGACATTCACTGTTGGTGACTTGGTGCAGATGACCTCAGGCTATGTAGCTACTGCCACAACGCAGTCAACAAAGCACTATGGCATTATTTTAGAAGCTGTTGCATCAACAGATTCTGATTTTGCTAGCACTACCAATGTTGCGGTCGAAGTTCCAATGGAAACATCATGCGAACTAGAGTCGACAGCCACTGGTACTCTTGCAACTACTGATATTGGAAGCGCGTTTGATCTTTCAAGCGCATCAGTTGTTAACAAGGCAGGTACAACTTATGGGGTATTGCTCTGTAAGGGGTACATTAGCACATCCAAAGGCCGATTCACTCTAAATTCAAATGCTGATTTTGGTGATAAGACTTGGGAATAATCTATTAACTTTAATAATTATCTATGGAACTCAATACAGCTACGTTGAGTGACTTCACAAAACTTGCTGATGTCTTGTGGCTCAAAGGTCTCACCTCTGTTCCACAAGTCATGATGGATTCTGGACTTTTTAAAGTTGTAGACATTCCATCAAACAGCGGAAGCACTCGCGAATTCTCTGAAATTGATCTTGACGAATATGCTCGTACAAAAGACGAGGGTGATCAAGCACAACGTGCACAAGTTCAACAGGGTTACTCAAAAACAATGTCAATGAAGCGAATTGCTCGCGATATTGGCATCACGTACGAAATGCGTACGCAAAACAAATATCCAGAAGTAGTTGCTCGTTTGACAGGACTCGGTTCTCAAATTGCAAAGCGTATGGATCTTGATTTGGCACACCAAATCACTTTCTGTACTGCTACTTCATACACTGATATGGATGGTAATACTATTACCACCACAGTTGGTGACGGATATCAGTTGGCTTATACAGCCCACACACTTCGTGGAAGCTCCACAACCTATCGAAACCGATTGGCTAACAACCCACGACTTTCTAAAGGTGCTTTGGAAGGAATGGAGCGTCTTATTACGGAGGAAACTTACAACCAGTTTGGTGAGAAGATGGTCATGGAATTCGACATTCTATGGACAACTGACGAACCAAATGCAGTGAACACTGCACGTGAATACCTACAATCAACAGCAGATGTTGAGGGTGCTCATTCTGGAATCACAAACGTATATTCTTCAAAATATCGCCACGTTATTTTGCCACGCGTTGCAACAACTGCAGCGGGTGCTCCAGATTCAACAAAGCGTTATTACTGGGGTCTTGCTTCTTCAATGCATTCAAGTTCATATCTTGGAATCTGGGAAGCTCCACACCTTAAGATGCCAGCTGACCTAAATGCTGGTGAGGAATTCTCAACAGATGATTGGAACTTCGGTGCACGAGGTGGTTACGGAATCGTTACTGTCGGTGCAAATTGGTTCAAGTTCTCGTCTGGTGACGCAACAGCTTAATTAATAATTTTGTGAAGGAGCAACATAAGAACCTCGGTGGGCGGTGGCTTCATAAGATTTAATATATAAGAAGATATGAATTATTCAAAAGAGGCTGGCTTTGGTCGCATTGCGACCTCAGGTCTCCCTTTTACTGGTTCAGGAAAGGTATTCGTCGTTGGAGATTCTGGCACAGCCAATCTCTCGATGTTGCATGATCTATGGAAGGTAGATGCAGATGGTGTATCTAGATTCTTTAGTACAATCGATGCAGCTATCAACTCCTGTACAGCTAGTGCAGGCGACGTGATATTCGTGATGCCTGGACACACAGAGACGCTTACTTCAGCCGGCGCTATTGCGTTAGACGTAGCAGGTGTTTCTATTATTGGTATTGGGGTTGGTAATAATCGCCCAGTACTTACATTCGGTACAGCAAATACAGCAAGCATGACTATCAGCGCTTCAAATTGTCGCGTTGAAAACATTGTTGGATATGCAGGTATTGATGGCTTGACATCTCCATTCAATGTGACTGGAGATAATTGTTATCTAGATATTGAATGGCAAGATGCTTCCTCAACAGTTGAGGCGGCTACCGCTGTTCGTCTTGATACAGCCAACAACTCGTTCCTTAGATTGAAATATCTTGGATTCACGGGTGGTAATGCTGCAGTTCGCCCAGTTGCCGTTGACGATTGTGACAATGTTAGAATTGATATTGATGGATTCGGAGTAGTTACAACTGCATGGGTAAACCTAGTTGACGTCGCATCTACAAATGTATTTGTCTCTGGACAACTATATACTCAGGCTATTACTAACTACACAAGAAACGTCGTAGATACAGTCACAGGGTCTACATGGTTTGCAGTTCTATATGACAAATCGGCAGGATCTTATGTAATTGGTAGCGACGTGGCTGCCTTCGCAGACGCCGATGTTTCTTCAATCGCAGCGGCCATTGCCGTTATTGATGGTTATCATGACGTTCCAACTGCCGACGCTACAACCAATACTGTCATGCGTGACGTTATTGGTAATAAGACTGACGCTACTGTTGGAGCGGTAACTACAAATAAGTCGTTGATGGGTTATCTAAAGGGTGTTTTGGAAGATACTGGTACAACTTTGCCAGCTCTTTTTACAGTCCCTGCAGCTGATGCCACAACTGACGCTAACATGCGTGACGTTGTTGGTAAGAAGGATGACGCTGCACAAGAAACTGTTGGCACAACTCGATCATTAATGGCTTATATTAAAGCTATTTTGACGGATACTGGTACGACTATCCCTGCAACTCTAGTCCAAACTCCACAAATTGTTTCAAAGACTTATGCTGATTTGACTGGATATGATGATGCCGTTGCATTTACTGTTACGGGGGATGTCATGGTGCGTGTATGGGGTGTTGTTGGCGGGACAGCGATTACTACAACTTCTGGTACCACAACTCTTTCAGTTGGTACAACAGAGGCCGTTGCCGCTTGCCTACCAGCTACGACTGTTGATAATAGCGACTTTGCAGCAACTGATGTTTGGGTTGATAACAATCCAGAAGACGATGCGGGATCTGTTGCTACAACTTCTCAGGTTATTATCGGTGGTGGTGCAGATATCTCGATGTTTAGAAGCGTCGACGATATTACTGCTGGTAGCCTTACACTTTATTGTGAATGGCGCCCATTGTCAGCCGGAGCTACTGTAGTAGCTGCTTAATTAATTTAATTCTTAATTAAAAATTATGGGTGAAGAAGAATTAAAAGTTGAGGAGACTATTGAGGCTACCTTGACTGACGAATCGTCAGTAGTTGATGAGGCTACAGAAGATGTAGCTGATGAGGCTACAGAAGATGTAGCTGATGAGGCTACAGAAGATGTAGCTGATGAGGCTACAGAAGATGTAGCTGATGAGGCTACAGAAGATGTAGTTGATGAGGCTACAGATGAAATCGCTTAATAGATTTGTCTTGGGTGAGAGTATATTTATACTCTCACCGATAGAGTAATTTATTAAATTAAAAATATACTTTATGTCTTCAACTCAATACACAATTATGAATGCTCGAAAGGTTCGAGCAATTGATAGTTCGACAAACGCAACGCCGATTGTTGTAACTGACGTAGGTCATGGTTTGGCTACTGGTGATTATGTTGTAATTACCAGCCACGCTACTAATACTAGCGCCAATGGAACTTGGAAGGTTACAAAAGTAACTGCTGATACATTCTCTCTTGATGGTTCAGTCGGAGTAGGAATTGGTGCTGGCACTGGATCTTGGGCACAAATAGATGTTCCTGCAATCTTGGTAGATGATACAGAAGCAATTTCTATTACTATTGATACTGATGGTGGAGGAGATGCAGCTATGACTTTAAAACCATGGGCGTCTGACCAGGAAAGCGCGCCTAATATTGGCGCATCACAAACTGCCTCCAATCAGTTTGATTATGTTGACATGATTGATAAGGAGGATGGCGCCAGTATCGATGGTGATACTGGATTTGTCGTGGCTACAGCTGATGATCACAGACAGTTTGATATTAACATTGCGCGCGCTAAATGGTTTGGCATTCATCCAACTGCTGGCACAGAGGGCGAGGTTACTGTTAAGGCACGTGTTTATAATAAAATAGTTAACTAAAAGTGTGAGAAGATTTGTTAAACCCAAATCTCTTCCAGAAGATGACGCTAAAAAGCGTGCTAGTTATTTTGATAATGTCGCGATAAGCACGCAAGAAAAGATTCAAAAACTTCTAGAGGAGAAGAAAGAAATAGAAAAAGAGATTTTTGATTTTGAGAAAGAAAAAGAGGATCTTGTTTTTAAACAAAAAGAGGAATTAGACAAAATCAAGAAAATAGAAAAAGAAAGATTGTCCTTTGAAAGAGAAAAGGAACTCGTAGCTGCTGAGACAAAGAAGAAGAAAGAGGATTTAGAAAAATTACAAATCAAGATTTCGCAATTAGAGGATACCATTAATGATGGCATCTCTAAGATAACTACTGAAGGCAAACAGCAATCTGAAAAACTCAAGAAGGAAATCGCCGAAATGGAGGATTTTATTTCTAAATTAAAGATAGAGGGTGAGGATCTACAGAGTAAAAACTCGCTTCTTAATATAGAAATTGAATCTGATAAAGCACATCTAGCCTTTATTAAGAGTGAGATAAATACATCAATTTTAGAAAAGGATAATATACAGATGGAAATTTCTAAAATGGAAAATAAGATTACTGAACTGAAATTAAAGAGCGAGGAGATTGGTGATAAAGAAATAGAACTAAAAGAGATCAGTCTGAAACTTGATAACTCTCAAAATGAGTTAAAGAGACTCGAGATTGAGACTTCTAAGAAACAAAGAGAATACGATATTTTTGAGGAAAATATTAATGCGAAGATATCAGCATTCAAGAAACTGGAAGAAAGTGTAGAGACAAAGATACGTCGTTTTAAAGCACTACTGGACGAGAAGGGAATAGAGAAATATCTATTGGAAAATGACATAAAATAAATATGCCAAGGACGTTTTCATTTTCTGAAGACTCTTTAACACCTGGCGAAACATTAGCTATTGAGTCCAAGCAAGATACCGCAAATAGTTATTTGTCTACTTTGGCTGGTGGTGTTTCAGGTACGCATTATCAGGTTGACGTTCTTACAATGCCGTCTGTAACAGTTGATTCTGAATTCCCAACTGCGGCTGCTATAACTGACAACTTTACCAATCCTACAACTACTTCAGTCATGGCAATGGTTATGGGCTGGGATGGCTCGGCGTGGGATAGAATTTCTGGTGATTCGACTAACGGGCTAACTGTTAATCTAGGGGCAAATAATGATGTGACAGTTACAGGAACAGTAACAGCAAACGCTGGCACTGATCTCAATACTTCTTTACTTGCGCTTGAGAGCGGGGGTAATTTAGCAACGCTCGCCGCTAAAGACTTTGCTACAGAAACTACCTTGCAAACAGTATCGGCAAAATTATCACAACTAGCTGGGACTGGGGCTTGCGGAACAGTAGCTCTTGCTGCGACTAATACATGGTATCAGGTTCCAGCTGCGGGATCTGTTCCAGCACAAAGTTATGTATTAGTTGTGTCAAAAGAAAATGCGGATGGGACAATACGTTTTGGTTTTGGTAATTCGTCCATACCATCTGCTACATACGGGAATAGATTTGTCTCCAAAGACATCGTATTTGAGCTTGGAGGTAATACAGTAGTTTACTTTGGATCAACAAATGCTGGTGATGATGTGAACTGGACAACAAAGATTATATGATTTCTGCTAGAGTACATATACCAACAAAGCCATTTGAACTGACAGACCTTTTTGATACTGACAGAGATACTGGTATATGGCTAGAGAAAACCGCAGACGACGATACTATACGTTTTGATTTGGGTGGTGCGTCGCCAGTTACAGACGCGCTAACAATGACATCATCTGCTGGCCTCGTGTGGAACAATGGTGGCTCGTCAGCACTAGATGTTAGATTCGCAGGCGATACACTCGCTAACTTATTTTTCGTAGACGCTTCGGCAGACTCTATTGGTATCAACGTGGCAGCACCTGGCAAAACATTTGATATAGCAGGTACTCTTAGAGTGTTGAAAAATGACGACTCTACTCATGTTATTTTTGGACGCACAGGACCAGACCCAGTTGCTACATTTAGCTCTACAATCCCTACAAATAGCATAACAGAGGCTTTGAAACTAGAGCCTGCTGGCGGATTTTGGGCTGGTACTACATCGGCAGGACAGGGAGTTATAGGACTTAGCGTTTCCTCACAACACAATACAGGTACTCACTCACAACCACATCACGGAATAAACGTATCAGTAAGAACTGGAGGTACTGTAACAAAATCTGGTACAGGCAATAACCGCATGGCAGGGCTTGTCTTTAACGTGCTACACAACGCAACTGGTACTTGTGATGAAATGGGCGGACTTGTCGGACAAGTTGGTGTTGGTGCAGTCAGTTCAAGCGTGAACGTGGGTGCAATAACAACAGCGTTTGGCTTGCGAGGTGGAATTATTACACAAACATCTGGCACGTCGGCAGTTACAAGCGCGTATACAATATGGGCTGTTGCGCCAACTGGCACAGGCGTGAACAACACAATCACAAATCAGTACGGACTGTTAGTTGAAAACCAAAGAGCAACTGGTATAACAAACGCATGGGCTATAAAGACAGGTACTGGAAAGGTTGAGTTTGATGATGAGGTGTGGTGCGACCATACAGTACACTTTTCGCGTTTGTCAGTTTCCTCAACAAGAAACACAGACAATGCACACGTTATTTATGGAGTGCAGTCAACTGGCGGTGCTTATACCTTAACGATAGATAGCGACGATATAGCGGAGGCAGGTAATATAATTATTGTAAAAGATGAGGACGGAAACGCTAGTGTAAACAACATAACAATAGCCACAGAGGGTGGACAAACAATAGACGGCGCGCCGTCAGATACAATAGCAGATGATTATGGTTGGCGTGCTTATTATTCCGACGGCTCTAACTTATTTATAATAGGATAATATGGGAGAAACTAGAGCAAAAGGGTCAATGTATCTTTATGAAGGTAGTGAAACAATATCTATAAACACTACTGATGTTTATCATGCCCTAACAGGATTGTTAGAGGGTGATATAGATACTGCGTTTACGTTTATAAGTTCTACGACTGGCTCTGTAACAAACACAGCAAATAGTGGTGGCAAATTAAGGTGTACTTCAGCAGCTCACGGATTAACAACAGGCCAAACAGTAACCTTAAATGGCATGGGCGACGCGGCACATAACGGAGTAACAGTTATAACAAAGATAGACGATAATACTTTTGATTGTACTGATGTAGCGTATAACTCCGCGTCAGATACTGGCAGTTGGCAACGTGGCTCTGGGCTTCAGGTCAATACAGGTTTTGGCGGTGCTTATAGCTTCTCATATTCGATCTCTGCGTCTGTGGCGGTATCAAACAAAAACGTAGTGGTTGAGCCGTATGTAAACTCTACTGCTATTGACGAGGCGGCCACAGAACGATTATTCGGAAATACTGGATATGGTGTTGCAGGAAGTGGTGGCGAGGTGATGCTAATCGCTGGCGATATAGTATGGCTAGGGTGCAGAAACACAACAGATACACAAGACCTTATTATAAGACACACAAATATACATTTAGATAGATAATATGCAATGCGAAAAATGTTCACAAGAAATCCTCAATCCTAAACACATCTATTATCCATTTGATGAGGTACAGATTGTTGAGACTGACGATGGCGAGATAGAAACACTACAAGGCACTCTGACATTATGTGAGAGTTGCTTATCTATATTTAAGGAAAATTATAGTTTATGAAAGAGGAGGAAGTAGCAATGTGTGTTGCTGAAATAAAAACAGACCTAAAGTGGATCAAGGACGAGATTGGCGGTTTTGATAGACGCTTTGCGCCCAAATTGCGCTTTGCTCTTGTGGAACGCCTTGTGTATGGACTTGTAGGGTTAGTACTTATGGGAGTTGGTTCTGCGCTTGTAGCAGGGGTTATTCAAGCGTGCGATTATATTCTTAAGAATAAATTATGATAAAAGAACTCAAAACACGAATATTTGGTACAGGTCTTTTAGACGAAATGCCAAATTACAATGAGCCGTGGGCGGACGAGCTAGGGCTTTTGGGTGGAGTAGAGTTGCCTAAATCATTTATTGTTGAGGGGTTGGAATTGCCAGACAAGTACAAGTTGGACGGAATGGAATATGAGTATCAAGGCGCAACAATGACGTGCGTTGCAAACGCAGTAACAACACTAGCAGAACAATACTTGCGCCTAAAGACTGGCGAGGTGCGCAAGTTTTCACAAGTACACTTGTTTTTCAATGCAGGTGGTGGACATCTTGGCTCTAACATTGGCAATAATTTAGAGGTTGCGCGTACGCAGGGGCTTGTATCTTACGAGAAATTGCCATTGCCAGAAAATCCAAACAGCATACCCGATAACTGGTTTTCATCAACACGCATGGAGGCGGTAAAAATACCATTTGAAAACGCATACAAGATACCAGGTTATGTGAAAGTAAAGGGCAACTGGCAGGATATGAAAACTGCAATGTTCCTGTACAAGCGTCCACTCTTGGTCGCGGTACGAATTGAGGGGGACTACTACAAGAACAGTAATTTCTTGGGGTCGGGTGGCAAGAGCAATCACATTGTGGTTGTGGCAGGTTGGGACGAGCTAAACAGACCGATTATATTTGATACGTTGGGCTACGTTAGAAGGACAGAAGGTTATAGAACATTTGGCGCAGGGTATGAGTTTTCAATGGGCTATATCATAAAGACACTTGATGAGGATTGGAAACAAAAGAGGGACGAGGCACGTAAAGAGTTTCAGTATTGTCTTGACCACTACGGAAAGCCACGACGTGAGATGAACGAACAGGAAACAGCAAAGATACTTCAGGTTCGTTTCAAGAGGTTCAATAATCAAAGCGTATACGAGGCGGCAGGAAGGTTCTGGCTTGTATACATTAACGCTATTGTCTATGGGGGATACTCTTACACAGATTGCATCAATGACTGTTACAATTACCGTCGCGTTGGCAGTCATATTTGGAACTTTGAAAAACTAAGAAGTGAATATAAATCTTAATAATTATTATATGTCTACATCAAAAGGTTCAGCGAGATTCTGGCTCAGCCAGTATGATTGGAAGAAAATCGGAAGGGGTGCAATTATTGCAACAGTTGGCGCACTCTTAACGTATGTTACAGAACAAATCCCTGGATTTGATTTTGGAGAATATACGCCAATGGTTGTTGCCTTCTGGTCAATCTTTTCCAATGCTATTTGGAAATTCATGTCTAATACAAAATAGTTGTCTGATCTCTAGCCTATTTTATTAGGCTAGGATTAGCTAAATATTATGTCAACAGCAAAAGTACTACAAATCCCAACAATAATAGATATAGTTGGATCAACAATCAGGATTGCTCATCCTGATATTTCTGGGTATACCAGAACGTCCATGACGGCTCCTCTGACAGCAGGAGGGACTACATTAACAGTTAGAGATAATAACAATTACGAGGATGATGACTGGTTTATTTTAGGCGAGGTAGGAGACGCAAAGACAGAAGAGTGTGACGTAAATGGTGCAGTAACTCGTGGTACATCATTGACTATAACCAATACAACTAAGTTTAGTCACGAGATAGACACACCTGTTACACGTATCTTTGAACGCAAGATTAAGATATATGGCGCGTCTACCGATGGTGGATCTGGCACTCTGATAGCGTCTATTGACGCCATAACTGGAGACGCATTTGAAATACAGTGGGACAGACCATATTCTGAATGGACTTTAATATCTACAGATACAACATACAGTTATTATTATGCAGTATTTTTTGATGGGACTACATCTAGCTCGGCATCTGATTATGTACCTTCAACTGGTCTTGCTTATAATACTGCCAAGAAATTAATTGAAAGCGCACTCAAACACGTTAAGGCTGACGTAGATGGCGATTTGATTACTTGGGACTGGTTGCTTGATAAGGTAAATGATTGGCAAGACGCAGTCACGTCTTATGTCGATGAAAGTGGCATACCAAAAGATTGGACGTTTGAGATTTATGAAGATACTTCATCTATTGCTATATCTGAAAATGAAAATGAATATGCGTTGTCTTCATTGACATATGACATGAAATATCCAGATTCTTTCCAAGGAATAATACAAGTAAAGATTGGCGCTGATGAATTGGATTATATAGATCACGACGAGATGGAAGAAGAATTAGACGGATTAGTTAGAGCCACTGTAGCCACAGCAGCGTCAGCTGGCGATACGTCTTTAGTCCTTAGTGATACTTATGAATTTCCAGAATCTGGTTCTGCTTATGTTGGTGAGGATCTTATAACTTTTACTGGTAATACTGAGGCGTCCTCAACACTTACTGGAATTCCAGCGTCTGGTACGGGGGCTATAACTGACACAAGGGCGGTTGGTACAGTAGTTTGGTATGGTGTCACCCCTGCTACTCCTGATAAATATACTGTTTTTAATGGTGAGATAATCTTAAATAAGCCATGTGAATCAAACATTGCTAATAGAAAGATAAAGTTTAAATACTTCAAGGCGCTTTCTAGATTGACCGCGTTATCCAATGTAACGGATATAACATATACAAGAACAGCAAAACTTTATATTGGTAGCGAGATAGAACATAGAAAAGGTAATTCAGAAGACGCCGAAACATTGATGGATAGATTCTACGAGGAACTCGAAAAGGATGCGGCTAGAGATATGACACAGGTTACAGAGGCTGAAGACTATTATACATTCTCTTATTAATATGGCTGTAAAACATTATCTAAGTTTTATTGAGGGTGCTTATACAGATGTAGCGCCAATGCTCATCCCTGATAATGGTTTGTATACGATGAGCAATGTGAATACATCGTATAAACTAGGGTCTATATTAAAGAGGCCTGGCTATGTAATAGTAGGCTCTGCCTTAGAGGCCAATAATTCTATAACTGGTTTATATAATTTTAGACAGAACGAGACTACATCAAAAGTATTGGCTACAGTAAATAATGCCAATGACAATGCAATGCAATTATTATACTCAACAGGTAGCTCATGGACTGAACTAACTGATGCAGAGACGGCGTGGTCAGGCTATGAAGACGCCAATGTAGAGATGGAGGCGTTTATTGAGTATTGTTTCTTTGTTGGTTACGATTCAACAGATGCGGTTTGGTTGCCTGTACGAACATTAACTGGCACAACATTCGGGACTACAAATACAACCAACATGCCTAACGCTAAATATATAAAAAGATATAGAGACAGATTATATTTAGGCAACTGTTATTCTGGCAGTGCGGCATATCCATATCGCGTTTATTTCTCGTCAGTTCCATCTGCTGGGACTATTTCTTGGACAGTGGCTACGGACTTTATTGACGTAGATTATTCTGAAGCTATAACTGGTCTTGGCGAAAACTGGGATGAGATGTTGATATTCACAGAATACTCAACATACATGTATAACCAAGAATCTTTTAAAAAGGTTTTTGATGTTGGATGTTCTAATCACAGAACAATAAAAAACTCTGGTGCATATACCATTTGGGCTAATCGAGATGGCGTATGGGCGTCTACTGGTGGCAGACCAAATAATATCGCTGGCAGGATTATAGACTTTATTCGTGCCTCAAACATGAAAAATTCTTTTGCCGAGATTGTCGGCGAGGAGTATTACCTATATCTAGGATCTGTAACTGTCAACGGAGTGGCATATTCTAATTGCACAGCAGTGTTTAATATACCCACACAGACATGGAGAATACACGAATATTACAATACAATGACTGTATTTGGTAAATACTTTTCGTCTGGTAAAGACGCGTTGTGGATGGGAACAAGTGTTGGTAGCGTTATGAGGCATGGCCAATATAGCGATTCAACATTCTTGCCAACGGATAATGGCCAGCCAATACACTCTTGGTTCCAGACAGGTGCGTTGCACTTTGATTATCCACATATAAAGAAGGTCTTAAATAAGATAGTTACATATACAGATAGGGCAATGGGATTGAAGTTAAAGGCGAGAGTCTGGGACGCTAATGCGCAAGCAATAACAGAATTTAGACCATTGGGAGAGATAAAGAAATATATAGATGAATTCCAGATAAATCCTAATAAGGGACATCTATTACAAATTGAAGGAATAGAGAATGGATCAAATGCGTATTGGTCATTCTTTGGGTTTACAGTCGATTACACAGAAGACGCGCCATTCAAGAAATAATTAATCTATGCCGATGATAACAGAACTTGGAGGAACCATATATAACTCTTTAGAAGAGTATGGTTTTAGTTCTTCTCATCGTAGAGATGGAGTTGATTTAAGTACTGAAATTTCAATGTCCGAATCTAGCCAGATAATAGGCAGTGATGTATTAGAAAATAGTCAGATAGAAAGTTTGTCTGTAGATAAGTTGACGGCTGGAACATTAAGAGTCGGCTCATATATATTAGGTGGTGCTACTGGTTATAATAATGGCACTGGTTTTTTCTTGGGAGATGAAGACGGGAGCGATGTTTGGAAATTCTTTATAGGTAATAGTGCTGGGAATAAATTAACGTGGGATGGATCTGTATTAGCAATAACTGGTTCTATAACAGCAACATCTGGAGCTATTGGTGGATGGTCGATCAACACAACGTCTATATATACAGGAACAGAAGACCATAGTGGATATACAGCAAACGCAGGGGACATCACCATATACTCAGACGGAACGAACTCCTCCATACACGCTAATAAGTTTTACATAGATGACACTGGAGTATTTTTTGCAACAGGAGGCACATTCTCTGGTGCAGTTACGGCGACATCTGGATCAATCACAGGTGCGTTCACCATAGGCACAAGCGGGTCATTATCATCGGGGCAAACGGCCTATGATACAGGAACTGGATATTGGCTTGAATATAACTCAGGAACGCCCAGATTTTCTATTGGAAATAGTGCGGGGAATAGACTTACATGGAATGGTACCGCATTGGCAGTAAATGGGGCTACATTAACATCTCTCGCTACTGGCTCAGAGATTGCTATTCAAGACTGGGTATACTCTGGGGCGTTTTCTGTAACTGATTCAGACACAGTCGCATGGGCTGGTGGAACATTGACTTTGATGACTGGTGCTACCTACACGATAACAGGAAGCAATACAGGCAACATGGCGGCGTTCACTTATATCTACTTGGACATTTCTGTATCAACAACAGCGTTTCAGGTTGCCACATCTTTTACGTCAGGGTCAGGCAAGATTCTTATTGCCACAGCACAGAATGGGACAACTGAAGCATCCTACCTTCTCATGGGAGGGTCAGGAGACTATTACTTGGACGGAGGTAACATAACAGCGTCCTCAATCATTGCAGGAAAGCTCTCGGTGTCTCAACTTTCAGCTATTACAGCAGACTTGGGTACTATAACAGCAGGTACAGTAACTGGCGCAACAATACAAACCGCCTCGTCAGGGGACAGGTTCGTGATGACATCAACAAGTTTTCAGGGCATAAACTCATCTGCCGCTACTATTTTTGAGATTATATTGTCAGGCGCAAATGCGGCAGATGTTATATTGGGAGACGACGCTACTGGTCGTTATGCGCAATGGGATAACTCGGCAAGTTCACTATCTATTTATGGCGACCTGTTGAATCCAAAAAGTTTTGAGGCAGGAATTGCGATTACAAAACAAACATTTGTATCTATTGAAAGCGATAGTAAAATATACCCAACTCGCATATCCAACTTTGACTCATCAGAGGATACACAAGATAGTACTGGTACATTTTTGGATAGAGGTTATGACAACGACATGGCGTTTATTACACGCAATATTATTTTTCATATTCAAGACGATAACGGAGACGCAGGACAATACCAACGCCTCACGTTTGACGTTGATAATGACGCAATAACCGCTATCTCACATAGTGGCACGATAACCTCAATGGGTGTTGATTGGCACAGAGTAAACAGATTAAGTGAGACGAAAGCACTTGTAACAAACTTCACCTCGCCAAATACATACACACAAGTTGTTTCTGGGCTTGATACTACTGTAACACAAAACGCTGTAACGTCTTTCGCCGGAGTTTATCCAGTAAACGAAAGATATACAGACACTCAAGGCGTTTGTGTTTTTGTTGGTAGTGGCTCTGATGTGCAATTTAGAAAGTTAGACATTGACGGAAGTAACAATATAACAGCAGGGGACGAGACACTTATTTACACAACAACAGCTACAAAGATACATGACATTGTACGTTTCGGAACAACAGATTATTACTGTGTTTTGTTTGAGGACGGAAGCGGACAGCGAGTGATTGTGTTTGGGTGGGACGGAACAACACTCACAGCAGGTTCAGTTGCTACTGTGGACAGCGACGCTTCGCTTTATCCTTCTATTTGTAACTTAGACTCAACACGTTGCGCTGTGTCTTGGGCGGATAACACAGACTTAAAAACAGTTATAGTCTCACGCAGTGGCACAGTACCAACTGTGGGTACAGAGGTTAGCATTGACACAGCCAACGCAAACTCGCGTTCATCAACAATACGCATAGGAGACAACTCATACGCAATTCTATTTTGGCATAGTGCAACTGAAACACACTCTTGGCTTATCCGTGTTACAAGCACAACTCCTGCAACATTAGGAACAGAGACAACAATAGAAACAGCCACAGCAGTAAACGAATCGGCAGGTGGGGTACTTGTGTCATCAAAACACATCATATACGAACATAAAATTACAGGCACGAACAAGAGTCGCTTTGAGATGATGAGCTTAACGAATACTTATGATGATGCAATAGGGGTAAGTGCAGAGGATATTGCAGCGTCGGCAACAGGGGACATATTCTTTGATAGTTATGGAAATGGATTTACTGGGCTAACATTAGGCACAGTTTATTATTTGGGGCCTGACGGAGAAATGCTCACATACGAAAAAGGTGGGCTATCAAAAGGTGCGCGTGCGATATCAACAACAGAATTAAAGATTGACATACCTCTATGAGAACCACAGGAATAACCAAAGACATGAAGTATAAAGAGGTCATTGTAAAGATTGACAAGGTAGATACTTCAGCAGACGCAGTCTCAAAGACTATGGATGTTTTTGTGCGTCCACCAATGGAGGAGCTTATATGTGCCTATATTCAGGTCTTGGAAAATTGGGACACAGCAGGAACGTGTACAGCGCAGTTAGGGCGATTAAATGACGACGACGCGTTTATAACAGAGGCGAGTGTAAAAACTCAAGGACTATTAAAAACAAAAGGCACAGACTTTGATTCATTTGTGATTGTTCCCGACCAACAGACAATAACATTAAAGATGACAAGTCAAAACAATCTTAATACTGCAACAAAAGGTGTGCTTGAAGTTCATCTCATAACAAGAAAAGTGATATAATTATCTTATGGCATTCTCAACTTTACAATGGATAGAAAGTGGATTCTCGCAGGACTACCTTCGCGAGAACATAACCACGATAGAAGACGCGCTCGCTGTGGCTAACCAAATTATAGCTGACAGAGAATTAGTTACTCTAGGAGGTTCTGAAGCACCTTTGAATTGGGCGCAGGAAGTACCTTATAGACTGGGTTCAAATACAACAGGTTCTTTGGATACTGTTATAGATGAGCAGGGTGGCGAGGACGTAACAGCAGGAGATACGATATTCTCTTGGCTATCAGGAAGCCAACAATCATCAAAAGCGTCTCGTTATCTATCAAACTATGAGCAGGCAAAAGAGGAATACTCTGACCAAATCGCAAATCTTAAAAGCAATATTGCTAACCTTCAGGACTATCCCGATGATATTAGCGATGAGGAGAAAGCGAAACTTGATGCGCAAGTCCAGCAAATCTTAGACGAAAACTCTGGCTTACTGGACTTTGCCACAACATTGGGTATTGAAGTCCCAGAGGCCGTTAAAACAGCCACAGGGTACATACCTGCCTCAGAGGTCAGCTCAGGATCAACTGGCGGTATTCCAGGCCATACAACGCCAGGACATACTGGAGAATACCTTAATATAGTAGATAACGGAGATGGAACTTTTGATATCGTTGGTGAATCTGGAAAGTCATATGAGACTGGCATGACACTTCAAGATGCCCTAGCAAAACAAACAGAGCTACAATCTGGGGCATTCCCAAGCTCACCTGTGACTGTAACCTCGGGTACTGCAACAAATGAGAGTGGTATAAACCCAGATACTGGCTTGCCATATAATATAGATCTTAGCGCAATGACAGAGTATCAAATAGCGTATCTGCAAAAGGTATCTGAGCTAGCATCCACTAATTATGACCTTCTAAACAGCCTTTTGGGTAGTTATAGAATTACAGATGAAGATATTGCGGGCTTTTTGGAGACCGCAAAAGCAGAAGTAGGACCATATTATACACAGATATTAACACGTGGACTGGAGGACTTCACAAATGCATTGGAGGTAGAGGCGCAATCAAGAGCGCTAGAATTAGAGAGCGAGGCACTACAAAGGGCGCAGGCAATACGTGGAGCTCAATCATCATTGGAAGCATCAGGGCTTACATTTTCAGGCGAGGCCGTTAGACAACTAGGCGCAGAAGGCGCCACATCAGAAGAAAGACTTGGCACCAGTATACCAGAGGGCGAAATACCACAAGCATATAGGTTGTTAGCATCTTCAACACAGGCACAATACGACCAGGATATCAGAGACTTAACGCGCACGGCAGAGGAATATTATGGATCTAGTGCACTGACAGGCGCAACAATCCCTACATTAAATGGCCAAGCTGTTACATCTATAACGCCTGATGTTAAAGGAACACTTGAGGCAGAGCAGACAACAGTAGAAGAAACAAGAGCTGATGAACTAGCAACGGAGGAGGCAATAAGAAGAGCTATGACATTATCAACATCAAGTGAATCTGATGAAGCATTAATAACCGCTTATACTAATATTTAATATGGCGACAACACCACAACAAAATAGAACTACTGGGAAATTCGGTGAAAAGACAGTAGTAGATAAAAATACTTTTGAGATAAAAGGTATAGATACTGGCACAATATATGGTAAGGGTAGAACCCTGCAAGAAGCCCTCGCACTGCAAACTCAAGGCGCGTCTGGGGGTACTCCTACTGTATCTGGTAGACCAGACCTATACGCGGTATCTCCTACAGCGCAGGAATCTATAAAGACAATAGCTGGGGCTGCAGGTCAACAGGTTACGCCACGCGTTGCCACATTATCAGAATTGTCACAGGCTAAATCTGGGACGCTTGAGAGCTTTAATAAGGCAACTGGTACTACAACTACAGAGGCCGCGCCAATAACTAGCTTTGCCGATGCGGTTAGAGAGACAGTCAATCAATCTGTAGAGACACAAAAAGAAACAGTATTAAATGCTGACGAGAATTTTGATACACAACTACTATTACAAAGGGGGGCGATAGCTTCAGCTATGTTAGGCGAGACTGTAACCCCAGAGGATCTAAGGTGGCTTAATCCTACACAACAGGCAGCTATAAGGTCAGGCGATAAAACATTGCTTGAAGCCCAATATATCGGCGTCAATACAATTATTAATGCGCGTAAGGATGTGTTGGAGGCTGAGAGAAAGGCGATAGAGGACGAAGAGGCGGCTGCATTGGATAAACTGAAAACATTAAAAAGTCTTGGTATGTTAGGCGCTATTGATTCAGAGTCTATAACCACTGTAGCAAATTCATTGGGTTTAGAGGAAGATGCGCTACGGACAATGATAGAGGATAGCGATGCACTACAATGGGAGTTAGGAAAAGATGCAAATGGAAATAGCATAATGTATAAATTTGATCCAATCACTGGAGAATATACCAGCCAAGTTATACAATATAAAACAAAAAGTTCAGGCGGGGGCGGTGATTCTGGAGTTGAGGTTATGTCCTATGAAGAATTTAAGGAATTATATGGAAGTATGGCAAAACAAAGTATTGAGGACCCTGAGATGCAAGCACTTTATGATGAATATGTAGCTGAAACTTTTTCTAATATTTCTGATGATTACTATTTTGAACAACTCACTACGGGGGACAGAAGGAATATGTTAGCACGTAACCTTAATCCGTCTTCTGTTGATAATGTAAAGACGTATTTTGCAGAGGAATATTCTGGAGACGAAGCGTCAAAAGAATTTAAAGATTGGTTAGGTATTACAGAATAAAAAAAATATGAGTATAGATTTAGCAAAAAAAATTATAGAGAATAGTATTTCTTCTTCACCATCTTTTGTCCCATATTCTTCTAGTGTATCTACTAAATCTGGTACCACCTCATCTTCACCTATAATAGATGAGAATACAGAAGATATACAAATAAGAATGAAGGCAAAATCAGTGGCGAAAAAAAGTATAGAAGAATCAAAAGCATCCGCTAAGGTCTCCAAACTTTCCGCAACGACGCCAGCACAAGAAAAATATACTTCAAAAACAACAAACGCTCTGGGTTATGCGCCAGCTATTCTATCACCAGAATTAAGATCTGGGTTAAGACAGGCGGAGGGTGAACTTTATGAATTAGCCAAAGGATGGATTTCTCAAAAAATACAAGAAGATATTGAGATGACTCCCGCCGAAAGGTTAAAGAGGAATTGGGAATTATTTCCAAAAATTATAACTGGTACGGCAAGTCTTGCCGCTAAAATACCTGGTTTTTTGGGTAGACAATTAGCGTCTGGTGCTTTTTCAGCAATAGAGTCGAGAACAGGTGAGAGGGCAGAGTGGACACCTAAGACTGGTATTGAGAAATTTTTCTTTGGCGAGGAGACAATAAAAAGTTTCAGGGAAAGATATAACGATACGAATGAAATTTGGGCTTCTCTTGGCGCTAATAATCAAGAGGCTAAGACGCTCGGTATATTAGGCGTCGGATTGTCTACATATTTGGACATGATACCTGGTATAGACGATACCATAAAGAATAGGATATCAAGTATAATAAAAAAAGAGATGTTGGGTGCGGCCACTGGTCAAACAGAAAAAGAAATTATAAACGAATTATCTGATCAGATCGAGTTGCATGTTGCTGAATTATCTAAAATACCCAATGCTGTTGAAAGAAAAAAAAGATTTGAAGAAATAATGGATGGGTACAAAGATTATATAATAAGAAGAAGCGTTTCATCAACGGATGATTTGGCTAATATTAGTACAGAATTAAAAACTTCCATACCTTCTAAAACTGAAGAATTAGCTAAGGAAGTAGAGAATATAAAACTATCGAATAAAAAGAGTTTTGATGAATTAGAACCTGGGTTTGAGATATCTGAAGAAACAAAATTCGGATATTTGCAAAGACAATTACAGAATAAACTGAATAGATTAAAAATAATACAAGAACAGATTGAAGAACAGACTGGTAAAAAAATATTAGATGGATTAGATGTCTATTTAAAGGCTAATTTATATATTGGAAAAGCGAAATCAAGATTAGATTCCTTCTCAAGAAATTCATTAGATCCATTATTAAAAAAGATAAAATCTTCAAAGATAGATATAGATGAATTGGGTACATATCTTTATGCCAAGCATGCGGCAGAACGTAACGCAAAGATATTTGAAGACTTCAATAAAAAAAATGGTAGTGGTCTTAGTGATTTAGAGGCTAAAAAAATATTAGAAGAATTTGAGAAAGAAAATAAAACTAAAATATTAGAGGATCTTTCACAAGATTTTTATTCAAAAATTACTTCTAAGCGATTGGAGATATTAAAAGATTCTGGGCTTATATCAGAAGAGACTTATAGGAATGTTAAGTCGCGTTATCAATTTTATACACCGCTGAAAGGTAAAGAGGGATTAGGTGATATAAGATTAAGGGGACAGGGCTTTTCTTTATCTGGAAAAGATATAAAGAGAGCGAAGGGCAGATCGTCATTGGCAAAAAATAATCCATTTACACAAGCAATCTTGGATTATGAAGATGCCATTGTAAGGTCTGAAAAGAATGAAGTGGGGAAAACTTTACTAAAACTTGTAGAAGAAAATCCTAATAAAGATCTGTGGGAAGTAGAAAATCTTAGATATTCTCCTGTATATAATGAGGCTGGTGAATTACAATATTTAGACCCTAAATTTAAATTTTCTGATAATATCTTACAAGTAGTAGATAATGGGAAAATAAAACTTATTACAATAAAGGATAAACAATTAGCGGATGCCATGAAAAATCTTGGTGTAGAAAGGGCTTATAAATTTCTTACAGTAGCTAATAATTATCTTAGAAACATAAATACTGTTCTCTACCCTGAATTTATAATTACAAACTTTGAACGTGATATCCAAACAGCGGCACTTAATATTACTGCTGAACAAGGAATAAAAATGGCAAAAAATGTTGTTATGGATGTGCCGAGTGCAATGAAGGGAATTTATAAATTTTTGAGAAAAGACGGAGATAGTATATCAAAGGAAGTAGTGGACGAAACTACTACCTCAATCCAACAAGCCAAAGCCTCTGGTAAATCTTTTGATGAGTGGGTGAGGGGGCGTGGATATTTTGATGGAGATCAAATAGCAAAGGAAGCGGAACAGCTTGGAAGTGACCAGGGCGGTTTAAGTGATTTTACATTAAATAAGATTAAACAGGAAATTTATTCACAACAAGATGTTTCTATAAAAGATTTGAGAAAATCAGATATCGATTTAGATAATTATTTAAAAAATTCCGAAATTAGAGAATATGTAGGTGAGCCATTCGCGATGGATCCAATAGTTACTTCTGGTGGAGAGGTATTAGATGGCTATAATAGGATTGCTCAAATGATAAAAAATGGAGAAGAATCTATTATTATTTTAAAGGGCGAGATACCATCTAAATTAAAATCTCAATGGGATAGTATAAGTGATGAAGCAGTTAGTAAAGACAACATAAAAAAAAATGTAAACTGGTCTAAATTATATCAAGACCTACAAGACGCTGGCGGGAAGGTAGGATGGATAGATAGTAAGTCTATAGAAGAAAAAGAGTTAGAACTTATCAAAAAAATAAATCTCTATAATGCAGATACTGTGCCTAAAAAATTTGCTAGTGTAATAAATAGTATAGCAAAATTTGCAGAAGGTACAAATGAAATAGTTGAGAGTGCAGTCAGATTATCGGCGTTTAAAAATGCTATTGACAATGGAATATCTACAGAGCGTGCTGCATATCTAGCAAAGAATCTGACAGTGGATTTCAATAAAAAAGGTAATATAGGGGTAGCATTAAATAGCGCCTATCTCTTTGCTAATGCTGGTATACAAGGATCGGCAAGAATTTTGACTGCATTAAAGACAAGGCGAGGGAGACAAATAGCGGCTGGAATAGTGGCGTTCTCTTATGGTTTAGCCGAAGCTAATAAAGCTATAAATTCAGAAGCCTATGAGGCGATACCTGAGGGCATAAAAGATCAAAACTTAATTTTCATGACGCCTAGTGGAAATTATATAAAGATTAAACTTCCATGGGGATATAACGTATTTAAAATTTTAGGAGATGTTTCTAACGATATGGTACATGGAGATACGGAATCATCAGAGGCCATGAAGCGTTTACTATTATCAATAAATAATTCGTTCAACCCATTGGGAAGCTCTACACTTCTTCAAAGTATATCTCCGACATTATCAGATCCATTAGTACAATTAGAAGAGAATAAGAATTGGTTTGGTACTTCTATCATGCCCGAAGTATCATCATACGCGCCAGAAAAGAAAGATAGTTCAAGATATTTCAGCACTGTCAGAGAATCCAGCAAAGACATAACTGATTGGCTGAATAAACTTACTGGCGGTAATAATATAGAAGCTGGATTTATCGATATATCGCCAGAAACTGTTGATCATATTATAGATTTTATAGCTGGTGGTACTGGTAGATTTATTGCTAATACTTATGAATTCGGAAGTGCATTAACAAATAAAGACTTTCCTCCCGTAGAAAATATACCTTTTGTGAGACAACTCATCGGCAGCCCATCTGAGTATTATCATACAGGTATTTTAAACGATTATATTAATAATAGAAAGATAGAACTTTATGATTCTGATGCTATAGAAGAATTCAGAGAAGCTATGGCGCACGAAGTCCAGAATGGCAATCTTGATATTGAAGAAGCGGAAAAGATGTTCAATACATTCTATTCCGCACAAGAAGACTTAAAGTTAAATAGAATAATACAAGAAGAAGATACAGAAAAAAGAAGAGATATGGCTAGAGAACTCAGTAATGAAGAGTTGAAAAGATTAGAAGAGTTATGGCAAAAATCATTCGAGGATGAGAATAAGGAATAAGGATATTATTACTATAAAAGAGAATAAAATTGCGCCCAGAATATCATAAAGGAAGGCTACTATAAGTGCTAATAAAAATATACAGATAGGTATAAGGATGATGAGCAGTGTAAGTGATAAGATATATTCCTTCATATACCCAATAAGAACATATAAATATAAAATAGTCAAGTACAAAAACACCCACTATGTGGGTATTTTTGTTTATTTCTTGGCCTCTTCTGCCTTATCGTCTGCCTTTTTTACTTTTACTTTTTTACTCTTTTGCTCTTCTTCATGCTTGATTTCTTCAATAATTGTCTGTCTATCAAAGCCAAATATCTTTTCAAGCGCGTTTACCCCGCCAAAGATTTCCTTAAGCGCGTTATTATGCTGTTCAAATATCTGCTTAGCTTCGCTGATCCTAAACTCACAAACACGTGCGGCTAGAAGGTGACGCTTATATTCGTCTGTGGCGGTGGCCTTATCTACTTTAATATCAGGCGCCTCGGCTTTTGGCTTTTGGTCTTTTACCATAAAAAAAATTAAGAATTATTTATAATCTCTATCCCCTCCACAGGATATGATTGAGAATATGTGGAGGATGAATACGTCTTGAAAGAACTATCTCCTTTGGGGAGAGGACAAAGATTATAACTACCGAGGAAACAACAAGGTCGGCTAAGGTCTCGGCTAACAGTGAGATAGCCAGTTTGCCTTTTGCACTACATGTGACCTTGTTATCTCCCTCCAGTCGACCACGAGGGTACGACTGTTATCGAAAGTGCGCCTTTCATTATTTGGCTCATGAAAGACTGGAGAAAGATATTCTGTTAGACCATGGGGGGATCAAGGTATTTACCCTCCTCTTTAGATCCCCCATGCTTGTCTAAACGATGTTCTATAACGCATATTTATACATTAACGGCACATCTCTAAAGCCATGTAATATTATACCATTTTACATATATAATCAAATATATGTTGTGGATATTTTCAAAGATCTAACAAGCACAGGCGGGGGGATAGAGCTACTTTCTAGTTATCCCCCCTCGCCACCACAGATGAGGCAGACCCAGACGCACTCCCGAAGGAAATGTACTGTCAGTCGCCAACACTTGTGGCAGAAGCGAACGTCGGTGCGTATCACATCATCACTCGGATCTCGTGATGGTCGGGATACATGTGCACCACAGGAGAGCCGATGGAACACGGAGGCAGGTTGGCCTGCTCGGCGTAGCTCCCGTCGTAGGCCAGGAACGAACCAGTCAGCACAGCGTGGCGAATCGCGGTCTCGACCGCCTTCGTCTTCTTGTTGAGACGCTTGTACTGCTGTGTCATGTGGTCGAGGCCATGCGTGTGAGCGTAGAGCACCAGCTCGGTATCGGCGAAGCGGAACACGTCCAGCGCCGACTTGATCTTGGTGTAGGGCAGACGAGCACCAGACGACCCGTGTGTCGAATAGACTGTGTAGCTCTCCTGCCCGACGTACCAGATGTGGTAGGCGACATGGTTGAGGTATCGCACACCCAGAATCTGGCAGACGAGCTTCATGATGTTCACGCCCGTGAGCTTCGTCATACGGCGCTCGTGGTTGCCATCGTGAATCCCCACGATGAGTCCGCGCTCCGCGAGCGGCCTCAGCAGGTTCACGACCATCTCGACCTGCCCATCGGGCGCGTCCTGCTCGAACACGCCAGACCCAGGGCTGTCCTTGGTCGCCATCTCGAGCATGTCTCCCATGCCCAGGAAGTAGCTATTCTTCTCCAGGCACAGGTTGATGTGGTGGCGGATCGCGTCGATGTCGCAGGTCTTGGCACCCAGGTGCCAGTCTCCACACGCCATCACGCGCGCCTTGCCATCAGTGAGTTCCAGACGCTGACGAACGAGATGGGTACGTTCCATTTTGATACCCTCCATACAGGGAGTTGGTTAATCTCTCCCTCACTACTGCTCATGTGCTATGCACCCTCACACGAACAGTTGTGAGTTGAGATCAGCCCTTTATCACAGCTAAAGGTGTAAGCTCAACTAGTATTTTCACCAAATCTTTTTGGTTTTCCATTACTATATCAATATCTTTATACGCGCCAGGTGCCTCCTCTAAGTCATCATTATTCCTCATGCCATGAATAATCCCTTTATCGTCCATGAGTTTCTTTTGTTCGTCAAAATCAAGTTGTTCTGTGGCCACTTTACGCCCTAGTTTTCTACCTGCCCCATGTGAACATGATTCAAATGATTCTTCATTTCCAAGACCTGCTACAATATAGGACTTCGTACCCATTGAACCAGGAATTATACCGACTGTTCCTTTACGTGCGAGTGTTGCGCCTTTACGATGAACCCATACATTGCGTCCAAAATGATTCTCTTGTGAGGCATAGTTGTGGGCAATGTTAATTTCAAATTGTTTAAAATTGCTTATTTCAAAAGCTGTAGAAAAATTAAAAATCTTCATAAAAATCTCCATAACTCTATCTATCATAAGTTTTCTATTTGCCAAAGCAAAGTCAACACAATAATTCATTTCTCTAATATATGATTGCCCCTCATCGCTATCAACTGGCAAAAATGCCAGTTCCCATTCTTTAGGTACAATACTATGCCACTTTTCATTGAGTTGAACGGCTAACTTATTATAGTGATCCGCTACTTGTTTCCCAAGATTACGCGAGCCAGAGTGAATCATTATCCAGATATGTCCGTCAGAACCTTTTTGGATTTCAATAAAGTGATTGCCTCCTCCGAGTGTACCAATTTGCGTTAAAGCATTTTTATATTCTTTTTCTACGATTGGTCCTGGCATTACTCGTTCTGGCATTAAACTCTCATTTTGTCTTTCTTTATGATGATCAAACCCAACAGGCACAGCCTTTCTGATTTCTCCCATTATTTTCTTTAGTGTATCTGTATCTATTTCTGTCAATGAAGTCTTAACTGCACACATACCACATCCAATATCAACACCAACAGCGTTAGGAATAATCACATTCTCAGTTGCAATCACCCCGCCAATAGGCATGCCATAGCCCTGATGGGTATCTGGCATTATAGCGACGTGGTGAAAAACAAATGGAAGGTTGGCAAGATTTTCTGTTTGTGCCACAGCCCCCTCCTCTGGCATTTCATCAAGCCAGTATTTAATTGGGACGCGTCCATTTTTTGTTATGATCATATATATTTTTATGGAGTGAGAGCGTGGATTCGAACCACGATAGCTGGTGCCACGAACCAGTGCCTTGCCTTTAGGCTACTCCCACAATGGTCAGGGTGGCAGGACTCGAACCTGCAACCTCGTGCTTCCAATGCACGCATGCTTCCAATTGCACTACACCCTGTTTTTTCATAGTATAGTCTGGGTTTTTTCGTGAGGAAACCCAGCGAAAACCTCACACGATGCATGACGCACCTCACTTTGGCGACAGGACGGGAAGCCCCGAGATGATGCAGGAGAGTGCGGTGGGCGTATCGGCAGGGTAGGTAGCAGACACGCTTCGGTCGTCTCCTTCTTGCAGGCAGTATCCACACACACCGAATACGATGTAGTAGAACTTGCCTTTGTCCTTGTAGAGACACCCCAGCGTCATGTCCACGCCATGCCCACAGGTCGGGCAGGCAATGGTCATCTTGCGTCCCATGTTATCCTCCCTTGATTTCCCTTCGCAGACGCGCCATGTTTGCCACGTTGCGCTCGCGCTTGGGAAGGCGGAAGTACTCGGCGATGAAGATGTCCTGCTGTGCGTCCGTGAGACCCCTCAGATAGGGTTCAAGCTTCTTGATTTCGTTCACAGCGTCCACGCAGATGTCGCGCAGAAGGTCAGTCCAGCTCATCGTCCGCCTCCTTCTTGCCCTTGAAGTTGCTCTCGCGCTTGGTAGTCCTTCCGCAAGAACAGCACATCTTGACTGGGATGTTCCCCACAATCCCCAGCGCGTGCTTGCGCGTACCCATGCATGCCTCGCAGAACACCCAGTACCTATCTTCGCCCCACACGTTCACGTTTCACCTCCTCGTAGGTTGAGATGTCAGGCGTTCCCACGAACGAGTGTCCCTCCTTCTCCAGATGCGTCTGGTAGAAGAACAGCACGCTGTCCTCCTCGTCGGACATGCCGTGAAACTCGTGATGTTTCTTGCACTCCTCACACACACCCGACACGCGATAGAGCGTCATGCTCCCTCCTTTCAGGTTATATTATATCACTTTATTATCTTTATTATTAGGCGAGGGTTAGTCGCCTAATTTTTTGAAAATTGCTAGCATACTTGGGAACGGAGCTGACCCACTTCCTTTCTGTTTTCCACCAAATTTTAACCTACCTTTTATAAAACGAATTTCAACATTTGGCTTATTGTAAATATACTCGTGAAAATATTTAGTGTCTGTTCTAGCAGGTATTAACATAACGACCAATGCTTTTTCTTCACTACACTTCTTAACCCAGTTTTTAATAGCTGAACCATAAGGCGGATTACAAAATACTTTTTCATCTGTCCAATCTTTAGAGAGTCCATCGTCCTCTTTAGTGTAGAACTTTTTACACTTTGCTGTTTCGGTTGTCGCACAAGGATCAAGGGTAAAATTAAATTCCGAGTTTAATTCATCAAAAAATTTCTGTGGAGTTTCCCAAGTCATATCTTCACTACTCAACATTGTTTTAAGATTTTTCATATTATCTTTTTATCTTTATTTAATAATATCTAACATTCTCTTTTTGTAGTCGGCTAGAGCGGTGTTGTAGCATTTAATACCATCAATGCCATGCCTATCAAAAATCTCATCATTTCGCCCCTCCAATACATTTGGCAAAACTGATTTACTCTTTGGCCTCCCCTGCTCTATTACATTTTGGGCGTAAGATTTACAGGCTTGGGTGATTGCGGAGTGGATAAAGTCTAATAGCCATTTTACTTGTGGCGACTTATTGTTCGGTTGACCACATACAATACACGAATTCCCCATTCCGCAAACCTGTTCCGGCACTGTCAAAAACTGTTTAATTTCCTTATCTATCTTTGTAAAATCGTATCGCATATTTATTTATTTAATAGCTCTGGGTTTTCGTAGATGTTGCCGATAATTTTCAAAGTCTTATCTTCTGAAAAGAAAAGCCAATCCTCAGGATATGCGACTTCTGATTTTGCCTTACCATATTCGCTTTCAAACTCAACAATATCCCCCTCATAAATCTCCTTGCCGTTCTTGTCGTGAAGGCCAGTAAATTGTAATAAAATACTATTTCTATCCTCGTGATGTTTCTTGCACTCCTCACACACACCCGACACGCGATAGAGCGTCATGCTCCCTCCTTTCAGGTTATATTATACCACTTTATTATCTTTATTATTAGGCGAGGGTTGGTTTCTTATAGATTTTTCTTGTTATTTTTTGTAAATTTATGTCGTTATATTCTATAACGAAAGTGTCGTCGTTAATTAAATATTCCTTATAATGTCCAAACCGCCACGAACAATCCATTGTTTGAAAACTGACAGCTTCAAATAAATCGTATTTCTGCTCTAATGCTTCTTCGGAACAATGTCCAGACGAACTAAACCGAGCTTCAACTATGTGTGGAATTTTTATTAAATTCGGTGGTTCTTTCATATTATCTTTTTATCTTTAAGGTTTTTATCTTCAGTTCCAAACACATTATTTATTAGTCTTACTGTCCACTCCCTATCTCTTTCTTTTATGGCTTGGGTGATGGCGGAGTGGATAAAGGATTTTAATTCCTCTAAAAAAATCTTACTGCTTTTTTCATAGAAAACATTGGAGAGAGTTATACTTACCCAAGTTGTTTCTGGTGCGACATCACAAATTATTTGTTCACCAAATCTTACTTTTAACTCCTCATCTATCTTTGTAAAATCGTAGGGCATATTTATTTATTTAATAGCTCTGGGTTTTCGTAGATGTTGCCAATGACTTCGGTTGTGTCTCTTACATATATGAAACCGGAAGACGGCTTTGTTTGATTCTCAAATCTAAATGCACCATTTTCAAAAAACACAGTTCTTTCTTTATAAGAATCATGACCGGTCTTGTTTTTAACAATATCCCCCTCATAAATCTCCTTGCCGTTCTTGTCATGAAGACCTGTGAATTGCATAAGGATACCTTTACCAACTAATTCTCCTTTATCATTACATTCTACCTCTGAGTGATTAAAAGAGTAACACATTTGCGGTTCTTCCCCACATAATTCTATTTTACTCGTAACCCACGCTCTAAACTTGTAGCGATTATTTGAGTTTTCCATATTTGTCTGCATATTTAATGATGTTATCCATTTCCTTATCTATATTTGTAAAATCGTAGGGCATATTTATTTATTATTTCCTATAAGGTGGTGGCAAGGAATTGCTCTCACCTTACAGGAGGCGACGTGTGTCGCCACCATGATTATATCGACCTCAACCACGACCACGACCTCGACCTCGACCCCGACCTCGACCACGACCTCGACCTCGACCCCGACCTCGACCACGAC